GAGGATTACGAGAAGCTAAACCCTTCTCAGTCTCATATCGCCAATGATGAAGGTGGTACTCTTTCTAGTCGTGAAATAACAACTAACTACAGAAATGCTTACGAGCAATTAGAAGTGGTAAACCGAGCAGTCAACATGATAGTGGACGACGCTGCGGATATACCATTCGATGTAGGCGAAAAGATACAAGGTGTTACTGGTGTAGTAAAAAACATGAGAAGAACTAAGCTCAATTTACTACTTAATGTAGAACCAAACCCTTTTCAAGATATTAGCGCCTTTAAGAGAAACTTAATAGTTGATCTACTTATAGACGGCAATATCTTTATATACTATGATGGAGCACATCTCTATCATTTGCCAGCAGAACACGTAACAATCGAGACTAATGAAAGTACCTACGTAGATAAATATGTTTACGACTCCGGTATCGAGTATAGTCCTAGTGAAATCATTCACATTAAAGAGAACAGTTTTAACTCTATTTATAGAGGAGTTCCTAGATTGAAGCCAGCATGGAGAACCATGCAGTTACTTGGAAGTATGAGAAGATTCCAAGATAACTTCTTCAAGAACGGAGCAGTACCAGGTTTAGTACTTAAGTCACCTAACACACTTTCTGAGAAAATCAAAGAAAGAATGTTACAGGCTTGGGTCGCTAGATACAACCCACAATCAGGAGGACGTAGACCGTTATTCCTAGATGGTGGATTGGAAGTGGAAAACCTAACGGAAGTTAACTTCAAAGATTTAGACTTTCAAGCGGCAATAACGTCGAATGAGAAGATAATTTTAGAAGCGATGGGTATACCACCTATTTTATTGGACGGAGGGAATAATGCAAACATTAGACCCAACCACCGTCTATACTATTTAGAAACCATATTACCTATCATTAGAAAGATGGGATATGCTTTCGAGAGGTTCTTCGGTTTTAAACTTAACGAAGATGTTAGCGATACGCCAGCACTTCAGCCTGAGTTGAAAGACCAGGCAGCTTACTACGCTACACTTGTAAACACGGGAATATTAACACCGAATGAAGCAAGGGAGGCGTTGAGACTTGAGAAGATTGACGGATTTGATACACCGCGAATTCCTGCAAATATTGCAGGATCGGCCGCAAATCCAGAGCAAGGTGGCAGACCAGAAGAAACCCCACCCGCAGAGGAATAATTATGACAAAACATATGATGATAAAGGCTTTAAGCGAATATTTACAAGCAAAAAACGTAGATAAGATTAGCCTACCAGAATATAAAGCGGATCCGAAAGCTCCTGTAAGAGACTTTCTCTTAAGAAGGAAATTTGGATCATGGAATAGAGTTCTAGCAGCAGCTAGACACAGGTTTCCAGTAGAAATGACACCAGTTGTAGAAGCACCGGTTGTAGCTCCCGCCCCTAAGAAGGCTAAAGCTAAGAAGGAGGACTAACTATGTCTGAGAAAATTTTTCACTGGACAAACTCATTCAAGATGTTATCAGAAGACGAAGATGGCGGACTAGATATCAAAGGATCAGCTAGTACGAACCATATCGACAGAGCTGGTGACACTATTGAATGTGATGCTTGGTTAAAGGGTGGATTGGATAATTTTAAAAATAATCCAGTAATCCTATTTAACCATAACTACGATCGACCAATTGGTCGGGCGAAGGAAATTGGAGTCTCAGAGAATGGATTAGAGCTAACTGCTCGAATTTCAAAATCTGCAGGCGATATCAAAGATCTTATTAAAGACGGCGTACTTGGAGCTTTTTCTGTTGGTTTCAAAGTCAAGGACGCTGAATACTTACCTGAAACCGACGGATATAGAATAAAGGACGCAGAACTGTTTGAAGTGTCTGTTGTTTCGGTTCCTTGTAACCAAAACGCGGTCTTCTCGTTAGCGAAATCCTTCGATAACATGGAAGAGTACAACTCGTTCAAAAAAGACTTTATTAAGACTAACTCAATCGATGCAATCGCAGAGATAGAGCAGTCAAGCAAGGCGCAAGCCGACAAAACGGAGACTATTATGTCAGAAGAAAAGAAAACTCCTGTGAGCCCTGAGTTCGACCTTGAAGCATTCGCTAAGCAAGTTGCAGATCAAACTGCTACTAGCATCGCAATGAAGCAAGCTGAACAAAAAGCCGCTGAGCAAGCAGAAACAAAAGCGCAAGCTGATGCAGACGTTGCTGAGAAAGCTAATGTGGAAGCAGAGCAGGAAAAACAAAAGATTGTTGTGAAAGCAGGAATCAGTGGTGCAGAAGCACTAATAAATGATGTTGCTAAAAAAGTAGAAGAGAGACAAGGCGACCTAGAGTCAGTTGTTAAAGAACTACAAAAAGATCTAATGGAAAGATCAGAAGAGATTCAAGCTATGCGCGAATCAAAAAGAATTTTCCAAGATCGTGGTAACAAAAATTGGAAAGAAGCGTTTGAAGGAGATATCGTAGATGCAAAGATCTTAGGTCTTTCAACCGGTAGAGGATTCGACACACCATTCGCTAAAAGCGTAATGGAAAAAATTAACGCACACTCAGGTGTTGGCGTTTCTAGTGCGGACTTCGAACAAATCGTATCAACTAACGTAGAAAGAGATATTCAAAGCTCGCTAGTATTAGCGCCGCTATTTAGAGAAATTCAAATGAATTCCGCTAATATGATTATCCCAATTCTACCAGATAGTGGATATGCTGAATTCGCGACAGCCCAAACAGCCAGTGGATCATCTCCACACGGTAACTTATCCCAGACTGGAGACAGCCAGGGTGCACCGTACGGCGGAGTAGATTTAACTGAAAAAGTTCTATCAACTCATAAACTTATTTCACAATCATACTTAGGTAATGAAACTGAAGAAGATGCAATTTTACCAATCCTTCCTTTAATTAGGGAATCAATTGTAAGATCACACGCAAAAGGTATTGAGAATGCGTTACTATTAGGTAACAATTCTACTGGTGTTTATACATCAGGAACTTTTGATGGTCTTGTCAAGATGGCAGCAGACGACAGTGACTTCACGCAATCAGCAACAGCTGTTGCAACTGATACTGTAACTGCAGCTGAGTTGTTAAACATGAGAAAGAATATGGGCAAATACGGGGTTAATCCTGCAGATGTAACATATATTGTTTCACAAAGTGCATACTTCCAGTTACTAGAAGACGCAGAATTCCAAGATGCTAATCTAGTTGGTGATATGGCTACTAAACTCACTGGTGAGATTGGTCAGGTATTTGGTTCAAAGGTTCTCCTTTGTGACGAATTCCCTGCTCAAGCAGCCAATGGATTTGGAGCAATCGCAGTATATGCGAGAAACTACGTAATGCCAAGACTCAGAGGAATTACCATTGAGTCCGATTACGAAGTTGCAAACCAAAGAAGAGTACTAGTTGCTTCACAGAGAATCGGCTTCGCTGAACTCATTGAAGGCGCTACTTCTAAGTGGGCATATAAGTTCAAAGCTAGTTAATAGCTTATCTATATTTGTGGTGGGGGTTCGCCCCCACTGCAATTATTTTTGGTAATATTATGGCAGATTTAATACATACGCATGAATACAAAGACGCTGAAGGAATCAGGGGCGAGAAAGACGACGATCGTCTAAACGTTCTAGTACCTCAGATATCCGATCTTGTAAAAAAGTATTGTGGAACTTCATTTGTCGATTATATTAGTACAAACAAAGTGGAAACATTTTCTATTAGTGATAACTACACCTCAACGATTATTGTCAGCGAGTGTCCGTTAACCGCAGTAGATATTGTACAAGAACGAACTGCTTATAGTGGTGCTTATGCCACTTTAACGACAGGGAACTATGAATATTACGTAGACTATGAGTCTGACGCAATTATAAGAACAAATGAACAAGGTAATACAAGACCTTGGGCACAAGGAGTTGGATCAGTAAAAATTACGTATAATGCGGGGTATACTGAGACTCCTAAAGATTTAAAACTAGCTGTATTCGATTTAGTTACTTACTATTTGAAAGATGAACACAAGGTAAGACAGTCTCTTGGAGGTGCAACGTTACAAAACCAAGGCACTTCTGGAATGAGAATGAGTACTGACTTTCCTGATCATATCAAAAGAGTACTAGACCTGTACAGAGTAGTTGTGTGATAAGCTCTGTTGAGAAATGGGTCAATAAAAGACTAACAGACGTAAGGTTAGATGCCGTTAGAGCTCACTCTTACGCAACAAATGTTACTAACTATCACATTAGAAAAGATAGAACTGTAGTAATGTTACAAAATGCATTCTACGAGCATGGTTTTACTTCTGAGCAAGCAATAGCAATGGCTATATCAGCTTGGAACAATGTTTATACTGTTGCTAAAATAAAAAGAGAGTTTAGAAAGATGTTTCCAGCACACATGAAAATGGTAGTTGCTAAACAGTCTACTAATAGTCACATAATTATTAAGATGGCAGCAGGAGTTTATGGACAGACTAGAGCCAGTGCAGGTAAGACATTAGCAGACGGTAGCATTTCTAGAAGTAAGCAAAAGTTAGTTAATGGTGCAATGATGGTGTTGTGGAAGTCAGCAATGAAAGAGGCAGGGCGTGTAGCCAAAAAAATGGGAAGTAATCGTGATGCTAATATAGGCCACAAGGGACAAGGTAATCACGGA